TGAGGGGAAGCGTTGTGGCCTCGACAGGTGTTGAGCCCGACACCTGCCCGTCGCCCGACGACAGGCCATTCAACCCGGCGCGACTAGTGGGGCATGATGTCGTCGTGTTGAAGCTACACGCCACAACGCCGGGTGACAATATCTGGCTCGGTGATGAGGGAACGCCAGCCCTCGCGGCGGCTCACTTTTCCAACCTGCGCCTGGCGGGGGCGCTGATCATCGCGCAGACGTGCTACATGCCCGCCTCGCCCTTGCTTGCCGCGATGCTGGCGACTGGGGCGGGCGTCGTGGGCGGGCGCGGAGAGAATCAGGGCGGATACAGCCAGATGGTGGGCAGCGACTGGCTGGTGCACTACCTGATCGGGGGCCTGGATATGGGGCTAGCGCGGCGCTGGGCCCTACGGTATGCGAAGCTTCGGATGGTGGCGCGGGGCCCTACGGGGCCGAATCAGGACGCGATGGGATTTGAGCTCTACGGAGGTGAGAGATGAGAAAGAGGGTACGCTTTGGCCTGGCTCTGATAGCGCCTATCGCGGCTGTGATCCTGCTGCTTCTTGGGCTATCCGGCTGTGATGTGATCAACCCACCGCCCGAGGAGGAGGTCACGGACTTGGGCAAGCTCCAGATCCATCAGCTTGCTACGCTGGCGCCGGACGGTACTGTATGGATCGTCTTCGACACTGGCACCGTGACCCGTAAGGTCAGATTAAGTGAATTGCTGCTCAACACGTCGCTGGAGGCCCTCAACTTCGGTGATGACATAGCCAATCACCGCCTGCACATCGGGACGGATGCGGGCAACACCGGCAGCAATGTGGTCGCGGTTGGAGAGAATGCATCTGGCGATAATACCCAGGACGACGTGACCACGCTTGGCTACAACGCTGGCTACACCAACACCGGCAGCTCGCAGACCGCTGTGGGGCGCAGCGCGGGTTCCGGCAACTCTGCTGTCCGTCAGTCGGTGCTCGGGCGCTCTGCTGGGGCCAGCAATACTGGTGCCAGCCAGACGGCCATCGGCTACGAAGCGGGGAAGGACAACAGCGGCGACGAGCAGGTGGCTATCGGCTACCAGGCGGGGAAGGACAACGGGCAGGACAGCGTGACCGTGGTCGGCTCAGGCGCTGGCTATACCAACACTGGATCAGCGCTCACGGCGGTGGGCCGCTCCGCAGGGGGAGGCAATACAGGGGCGCAATCCACCATCGTGGGGTACAACGCTGGCGGGGACAACGCTGGCGGCTATGTGACTCTGGTCGGCGTCGAAGCTGGTGACGAGAACACCGGCAACTATGCCACGGCGATAGGCTGGCGCGCCGCCTATACCAATACGCAAGTCAATGTCACAGCTGTCGGCTACGAGGCTGGGTATCAGAACTTAGGTGTATCACAGACGGCGATCGGGTATCGGGCGGGCAAGAGTTCCAATTCAGACCGCCAGACGGCGATGGGCCGTTCAGCCGGGGCGAGTGTTACAGTCGATGATCAGACAGCTGTGGGATACTACGCTGGGCTTGAGGCCAGTGGAGCGAACCAGACCGCCGTTGGTGTGGAGGCTGGGCGCACCAACACGGCGACTAATCAGACGGCAGTCGGCTACAAAGCAGGATGGGGTAATACCGGCGCCGATAACACAGCCATCGGCTACCAGGCGGGGTACACCAACACTCAGATCAACTCCACATTCGTGGGGAGCGGAGCTGGATACCAAAACACCGGGCTGAGTTCTACGGCGGTTGGGAAGGGCGCAGGCTATCAGAATACCGGTGATCGCCAAGCTGCATTTGGACGCGCCGCTGGGACGCGCAATAGTGGTGATATGCAGACTGCGCTCGGATATGAGGCAGGATGGGAGAACGAAGGCGAGAATCAGACTGCCGTAGGATTCCAGGCCGGGTATACCAACACCGGGCGCTTTCAGACTGTGGTCGGTTACCATGGTGGAATTGGCAATACTGGATTCGGCCAGACCTGTATTGGGTACGATTGCGGGTTCTACAACACCGGGGACTATGAGCAGGCATTTGGCTACGACGCCGGCAACTACAACTCTGGGGACTATATCACCGTCGTCGGTCTGCGGGCAGGACGTAAGGGCACGGGCAACAATCTCGTAGCGGTCGGCAAATACGCCGCTCATACCAACATAGGCAACGACAACGTCATCATCGGCTATGAAGCTGGCATAACGAACACCGGTAGCAGTCTGGTCGCAGTTGGCCATCTCTCAGCTTATTCTAACACAGGCACCAGCGGCGTCTACATTGGCCGCAACGCTGGAGGCTACAACACCGGGGACTATGTGACCGGGGTTGGTTATCAGGCTGTCATGAGCAATACCGCCAGCAACGTGCTAGCGCTTGGTTATCAAGCTGGCAAGGAGAATACGGACGACAATCAGCTAATCATCAAGCAAGCGAACATCAACGCCACGCCGATCATCACGGGCAATTTCGCAACGGGTGAGGTGCACATCCCGATATCGCTTACATTGACATCACATACGCCGGTGACGAGCACGGAGCCGTGCATCACGGGCACACTGTCATTCGACAGCGACTACGGTTACTGGTGCGTGGCACTGAACACCTGGAAGCGCTGGGCGCTGAGTGCATGGTAGGAGGGGACATGCCATTACCATCAGGAATCAATCTGGCTAGGGTCACGCGCGAGCTGGATAGGCAGTTGAGCAGGGCAGAACTGCAACTAAGATACTGGAGGACACACCATGGCAATGAACGGATCTGATGTACTGCTGCTAGCCAACACCGGGACCCCGGCGGTCCCGGCCTACGAGGCGGTCGGCAGCCAGCGCGACGTGACCTTCGAGGAGAGCACGGAAGAGATCGACGTCTCCTCGAAGGACTCGCGGGCGAAGCGGGTGCTGGCCGGGCGCTACTCGGCGTCCATCTCCCTCGACAGCCTGTACGTTCCCACCAACGACGCCTACCTGGCGCTGCGTGCGGCCATGCGCGACGGCGAGCTGATCCTGGTGGCGCGGCAGAACGACGGGGTGACTGAAGAGACGGCCGACGCGCTGGTGACATCACTGTCGGAGTCCTTCCCGGACCAGGGTGAGGGCACCGTCTCGACGTCGCTCACCGTGGACGGCGAGTGGACGGAGGTCGGCACGTAATGGCGCTGGGCGCGCGGGGCGAGGCGATCATCGAGGCCGACGGCCGCGAGGTGCACGCACTGTACACCAACCGCGCCCTGGCCCAGGCCGAGCGGCTGCTGGACCGGTCGATCCTGGCCGTGCTCCGGGGCTTCTCCGACAACAGCACGCGCCTGGGCGAGCTGGCGGTGGTGCTGCAGACGGGCATGGAGGCCGCGCGCCGGGACGCGCGCGAGGGTGGGCGCCAGGTGACGCTCAGCGATGCCTACGGCGTGCTGGATGCGGCCGGGTTCGCGGCCGTGTGCAGCGCCGTGATCCAGGCCGTGGCCGACGTGATCGGCTATAGCAGCGAGGCCGAGGAGGGCGAGGGCCCAAACGGGTAGGCCAGGAGCGTTTCGATGTTCAGGCGCTCCTGGAGGAGGCCCTGAAGTGCGGGATCACCGTCGGCGAGTTCTGGGATCTGACGCCGCGGGAGACGCTCATGGCCATCGAGGCTGCGGCGTGGCGGATGGAGCAGGCGCAGCGCGGGCGTGCCTGGCTGGCGTGGCACATCGCGGCGTTGACACGCGCCAAGCGGTTGCCGCGCTTCCAGCAGCTTGTGGGCGTACACGACGCGAAGCCACTGGAGGGCGACGAGCTGGCCGAGCGGCGAAGGGAGTTCGAGGAGATGACGCAGGCATGGGAGGGCCGGTAACGTGACCATGAGCGCGCCCCTGGGGGAAGCGCAGGTTCAGATCCGGGCGACGCTGGATAAGCTGGACCGAGACCTCGCTCCCGTTCGCGGCAAGGTCGCCCAAGCGATCGACGGTATCCAGACCGTCGGCAAGGTGGCGCTGGGCGGGGTCCTCGCCGGCGGTGCTGCCGCGACGGCTGCCGTGGCCGGATTGGGGAAGCTGGCCATCGACGCCGCGCCACTGGAGAACATACAGAGCGCCTTCGAGGGGATCGCCGAGAGCGCCGGATCGAGTATGGACGTGATGCTGGGGGCTCTCAAAGACGGGTCCGCGGGCATGGTGAGCAACCGCGATCTGATGCTGTCCTTCAACAAGGCCGCCCAGCTCGTCAGCGAGGACTTCGCCACGCAGCTCCCCGACGCCATGCAGTACCTGCAGAAGGTGTCGGCCGCCACTGGCCAGGACATTGGATTCCTGCTGGACTCGCTGGTCACCGGCGTGGGGCGGCTGTCTCCATTGATCTTGGACAACCTGGCGATTCAGGTATCGCAGGCTGAGGCGACGGAGCGCGCCGCTGAGATGTTCGGCGTTGAGGCAGAGGAGCTGACGAAGGCCCAGCAACAGGCGGGCATGATGAACGTGGTCATGGAGAAGCTGGCCGAGAACACGGCCTCCATGCCTGACGTCACCGACTCCGCCTCGGCGAAGATGGCCCGCTTCCGGGCCACCATGCAGGACACCAAAGACCGGATCGGAATGGCGCTGCTCCCGGCGCTGAGTACGGTGATGGATACTTTTGGCGAGCTGGCGGGGCGGGTATTGCCTCCTGTAGTGAGTGCCTTCGAGAACCATGTGGGTCCGGCAGTGGAAGGTGTGGCGAAGTTCATCAGCAACCTGATAATCCAATTGGGCCAAACCGAGGGCGTATGGGAGGCCATTACCATGGCCTTCGAGGGGACGCCATTCGAGGATCTGCAGGGCGGCTTTATCGTGGTCAGTGATGCCATTCAGAGGGTCATAGACACGGTCGCGCCCTATATTCAGATGGCGTGGAACTGGATCAGCCAGAACGTGCGACTGGAGGACGTGCTGATCGCGTTGGGTATCGCTGTGGGCACGGTGGTGATTCCGGCCATTGCAGGGATCATCGCTGCTGCAGCTCCGGTGGTGCTCATCTTCGGCGCACTGGTGGGCGCGGTGGCGTTGGTACGGACAGCGTGGGAGAACAACTGGGGCGGGATCCAGGAGAAGACGGCGGCCGTGGTGGCTGCTGTCGGCCCGGCCTTCGAGACCGTCCGGGCGTGGCTGGCAGAGAAGATACCGGTGGCCATGGCGGCGGTGAGCCAGTTCTGGAATGAGACGCTGCAGCCGGCGCTATCGACCATGGCCACGTGGCTGGGGGAGAACATCCCCATCGCCATGGAGGCTATCTCCACATTCTGGACCGAGACGCTGATGCCCACCTTCGAGACCATCGCCACCTGGCTGGGCGAGAACATCCCGGTAGCTGTCGAGACGTTGACCACGCTGTGGAATGAGACACTTCTGCCTGCTTTTGAGGGCTTCTGGGCCTTCATGAACGACTACATCTTCCCCATTGTGGAGGACGTGGTCGGGATCCTGGGCGATCTGGGGCGGCTGGGCTTTGAGGGCCTGGCGAACCTGTGGAACACGACCCTGAAGCCGGCCCTCGAGGGCCTGTGGACCTGGCTGGGGAACGTGTTCAGCAAAGCGGGGGAGGTCAACGAGAGGTTTGGCATCGTCCAAGGCATTGTGGACGGCGTCAAGAAGGCCTTCGGAGGGCTGAAGAGCGCCCTCGAGACAGTCCATCGCTGGCTGGACAAAGTCAAGCAGATCCTGGACAAGATCCACATCCCCTCCGGCCTGCAGCCGGGCTCCCCCTCGCCGTTTGAGATGAGCCTGCGGGGGATCACGGATCAGGCGCGGGAGGCGACGCGGGCGCTGGAGAGCATGGATCGGGCCATGCCGGGGGCGCGGGGCGGGCTGGGGATGGCGGGCGCGGGCGGCGTCACTATGGTCCTGATACCCGTCGATATTACCAGGTTCCAGAACCTGCGGGGGGAGACGGACTATGCCGGGGTCGGGGAGTATATTCTGAGGGAGAAACTGGGATAGATGGCGATCACGTTTGAGCTGAGGTGTGGGGCGACGACGCTGGATCTGGCGGAAACGCCAGATACGGATGCGGGGATCAGCACGCTGGAATACGCGCCGGCGGTGGGCGATCTGGAGGCCCGGCCAGTCACGGACGCTATGCGGCTGCAGGTGGACGCGGCCAGCGACGACGCGCTGGCGACCTACGTGCAGGCCCTGGATCAGATGCGGCTCTACGCCATGCGCTACCGGAGCGATCCCACCTGGGAGGACCCGGTGTGGATCCACGCCAAGATGAACGAGGAGTCCAACGAGCGGCGGGCCTTGGTGCGCGCCATTGAGATGGATTGGGAGAGCAACCCGCACGCTGAGTCCGGGCTGGCCCGGCGGCACATGGCGAATTTCGAGCTGCGGCTCGAGCGAGGGCCTTGGGAACGGGCCACGGCGCGAAGCGGGGCCACGTTGGGATCGACGGCGGGGACGATCATTGAGTATGACTACACCGGTGGAGGGACCCCCTACGATCCGGCGGGCGACATCCCCGCCCGGGTGGCGTACGCACGGCTCCGCAACTACTCGGCCACGACGGCCCTGACGCGGGCCTGGATGGGATTTCGGAGCGCGGCGAAGCATGGCACGCTGGCCAACTTCGAGCCGGTGTGGGAGTGTGAGGACGGGGATAACAACGTGGCCGAGTCGGGCATTACCGACCAGGTGGACGCCACGGCCAGCGGCGGGGACCGGGTTCAGGTGGTGGAGACGGATCTGGACTGGGACGCGGGCGACTATTACGAGGTGCTGAGCATCTCGCTGACGGACGTCAGCGCCAACGAGGTGGATCAGTTCGGCGACTTCCTCTGGCTGCTGCGGGCGATGCTGTCGGCGGCAGACTCGACCTGGGAAGTGCAACTGCGCTGGGGCTATTACTACATGGACGATGCGCAGTTCGTGCGAGGGCGCATCGTGGAGGTAAGCGCGACGAGTTGGAACATCCACGAGATGGGGCGCGCGCCGATCCCCCTGCGCAACCTGCACGTGTTCGGGCTGGACGTCCTGGACGACGACGCGGAGGTGACGTACACCGTCCAGATCTGGGCCCGCCGCACCAGTGGCGCGGCCAACCTCTATCTGGACATGGTCGGCCTAATCCCCCTTGACGAGGGCTGGGCGAAGCTGAGCGGGTTCAACCTGGACGCCGCCACCATCGAGTATGTAGCCATCGCGGAGGGAGCGGACGGCCAGATGCAGGCGTTGGCCTTCAACAGCACGCCCGACATCGATGCGGTAGCCGTAGCCGCCGCGGTCGACTTCCGGGTCCCCATAGGCGACGGCCGCTTGTTTCTCATCGGTGCCGGGAGCGCCAGCCATCTGATCGCAGACGGGATCGGCGCCGATCTGACTTACTATGAGCGGTGGCTGAACCTGCGGGGGGCGGAGTAGTGATCAGCCTGAACCTGTACGACCGGCCGATGCGCGGTGAGGCGCACCTGGGCAACATCACCCGCATCGCGCGAGGATATTCGCGGACATCGAGGGCCATCGGGGGCTACTGGGCGGGCCAGTTCACGATCTCTGCCGAGGACGTAGGGCCATCGGCCATGACCGACTTCTTCCAACAACGCCTGGGCTGTATCGTGAAGGAGACGGCCGGCGGTCTTCCCTCGTGGGAAGGGTTCATCATCGAGATGCGCCTCATCCTGGACGGGGTGGAGTATATGACGAGCCTGGACCCGGCCTGGTGTCACAACCGGGTCAAGGTGATCTACTCCGAGCCTGACAGCCTGGACTCGGAGCAGGGAGTGCTCGACTATGACCCGGATCACCCGCTCGATTCGTTTCAGGACACCCTGCAGGACTTCTCCGAGTGGGAGAGCCTGGCGGCCCCGGCGCGGTATCGCCTGGTCGTGAAGCAGACGGGGGCTGATGACCCCGATCAGTGGGGTTTCATGGGTGCGGCCTTCACGGAGACGAACGCGGATGATTCCATTTACATCTATGAAGACGTGGAGATGACGGATGAGGGCTGGGCGTCCAGCGGTCGGACGAGTCCGGCGTCATATCAGGTCGTCCCCGTCGATGGGAGCCAGCAGCAAGACACGGGCTGGCTGGACGATGAGGTGTCCCAGGCGGAGTACGGCGTGATCGAGGCCATCCTCTCCGAGGGCCAGATGCCGGTGGAGACGGCGGAGATCCTTCGCGCGCGCGAGCTGGCGGCCTACGGGTCGCCGCGATCGCGGCCGGTGAACGTGGACCTGGGCGAGCCATCGGAGGACTCGCTTACGGTGCTCCTGGCCGGATTCTGGCACACGCTGGACTGGGAGCATCAGGAGACGACGCTCCTCCTAGGGGCCTCCAATCTGATCAGCACGCTAGTGGGTCAGTCGCAGTTCGTGAGCATGGCCTGGTCCGGCGATAACGGGATCGGGGTGCGGGCCGACTGCGAGCAGGCCCCACGTGGCTACGGCGACCTGATCGAGGACGCGATCCGGATGGGGGATCTAGAGGGCAACATCTGGGTCGGTGGCGTATACGACGAGCGGGGGTTCGGATACGGGCAGGGGCCCCAGAGCGTGGGATACAGGATCCGCGATGGGCGGTTGTACGACCGGGCCGGGTCGCCTGTACTGGCGCCCTTGGTGCGCCCTGGGTTCCTAATGCGCGTGAGCAATGCCTATCTCGCCGGGATCCCTCCCGGCGGGGATGTGTGGGAGGACCCCCAGGTGGCATACGTCGACGAGGTGCAGTTCGTGGCGCCGAACGTGTTGCGGCTGCGGCTGTTCACCGACGAGGAGTCGATCATCACGCTGAGACAGCAGCTGAGGCAGCTATGAGCCAGCCACACTTGAGTGAGGAAACGGGTTGGTCCGCTGACGCAGATCGTGCGCTGGTACGGATGCTCCCGCAGATTGAGCAGGCACTGAGCTTACTGCCTCAGCTCGCCCAGGGACAGGCGGTACTAACCGAGCGGATTGAGGCGCGCAACAAGCTGGTGGACAATCAGCTCCGAGGGCTCGAAGGGCGGCTGGATGCACACAGCGCGGCGCTGGGGCGCGACCTGGTGCGACTGACCTCTGTCAGTCGGGATCTGGCAGCACTGACCAAGCGGGTGGACTCCCACAATGGCACTGTCGACGTGACGGACGAGCAGCAACTTGAGCTGGCTACTATGCATGTTGAAATCAAACACTTACGCGAGGCGTGTGACAAGATGGATGCATTGGACGAGACCCAGCAGAAGCTCGAACGCACGCAGTACCTGCTCGGGCTCGCCATCGTGGTATTCAGCCTATTTGGGCCGGACATCGGTACGGCCATCACGACCACCGCTGGCGCACTGCTAGGAGGCGTACTGTGACGAGCAAGATCGGACTGCACATGCACTCGCTGGCGGGGCGCTACGAGGACTATCTGTCCTTCATCGCCGAGGCCCAACCGGCGGCGATCCTGCTGCTCTTCGCCAACGCACCGTGGCTGCGCGAGGCCCTGGCGGTGAGCCCGCGGACGATCCCCATCCAGCGCAAGTACTGCGACCGGCAGCCCCTGGAGAACCCGCAGCGGGAGGCGGAGGAGCTGGCCAGCTCCCTGGCCGCGTCGAGCATCTATCCCATCATCGCCGAGCACGGTGGATACTGGCTGGGCTACAACGAGATACCCGGGCACAGGCGGGAGGAGCGCAAGCGGCTCAACGAGATGGACTGGTGGATGGCGGAGTACGCCCACCGGGCGGGCGTGCGTTACGCCTGCCTCTCGGCGTCCGTCGGCCGCTTCCACGTCGATCTCGAGGCGGAGGATCCGATCTACGAATGGCGCGATCTCTTCGACGCCATGCGCGCCGCCGACGCGATCGCCTGGCACGCCTACAACGCCCCCCGGGTGGATGACCCACGGGACCGCACCGTCGAGATCATCGACGGGGAGGAGGTGGAGGTCTGGTGGCGGATCCGGAGGCCCGAGCTGGTACGTCGCTTCCTGCCCGAGGACCTCCTGGCCAAGCGCTGGATCGCTACCGAGGGCGTCATCGACTCCGGGGCGGCCGGCGGCCCCAACGGCTGGGATCCGGGCGGCGAGGGCGGCTGGAGATCGTTCATGGATCCGGCCGGACATCTGGCGGACATCCAGTGGTTTGACGAGTGGATGCAGTCCTGCGACTGGATGATGGCCGGGATGCTCTTCGGCTGGGGGACGGAGGATCCTACCTGGGATACCTTCGACCCTTCGAAGCCGCCGGAGATGTACCACCTGCTCCTCAACTATCTGAAGAAGCAGAACCACGGCCATGGCCTGGACGATCCGGCATTCCGCGAGTGGCTGGCCGAGGAGGCGCAGCGGCACGTGATCCCCATGACGGCCGGGACGTACTTCCGCCAGGTGCAGCGCGAGCGCGGCTGGGACGAGGCCATGAGCGACGAGTTCTACCCGCTCCCCGGCGTCGTGGCGCAGGTGTTCTACTCGCGGGCCGACAACCGGCAGCACATCGTGTACGCTGAGGTGGGCCGGTGGCAGGACTATCGGCTGATCGAGAGGGAGAACTGAGCATGGGCGCGATCGGGCCGGTGACGATCAGAGAGCTGTTGGATCGGTTGGACGTGGCAGGGGCCAGCCTGGTCGAGATGTCGGAGATCCTGGAGCGAGCCCTCGAGGAGCCGGCGAGTCCGCCCTGGGAGGACGTGAGCGGCCAGCTCCTCACCCATCCGGAGAAGGCGTATCCGGTGCGCGAGCTGGCGGAGATCGACACGGTGGTGGTCCACCACTCCGGGCCGCCGACGGATCAGCGCTGCACCCTTGACGCTATCGCAGCCTGGCATGTGTGGGGGACCAGCGACCACAAGGTGGAGTGGCCGGGGATCGCCTACGACGTGGTGGTGTACGCCGACGGGCGGGCGTACCTGGTGAAACCACCGGATCTCGTGGGCTATCACTGCGGGGAGTGGAACACCCGCAGCGTGGGGATCGTGCTCGTCGGCGACTACAGCGATTCGGCGCCTCCCGATGCCCAGCTCGAGGCCGCGCGCCAGGTGATCAGCTGGTGGCGGGCGCAGGGCCTCGTGACGCAGATCAAGGCCCATCGGGAGATCCGGCCAACGGCCTGCCCTGGCGAGCTCTGGCGGGAGTGGGTGCCGAGACTATGGAGCGCCTGACAGTGAGCCAGGCGAGAGGAGAGTGACATGACATTGCGCGACGCATTACTTGGCTTGCAGGGGCCGTTGCTGAATGGAGCGGTAGGGCTGCTGCTGGCGCTATTGGCTGAGTTTCTTCCCCCGGAGTGGTATGCCAATGCCGCCCCGAAAGTCAAGCGCCTGATCTTCCTTGGCACATGCTTGGTACTACCAGTATTGAGCGCGCTAGCTGGATGCCTCATGGGCTATCAGGCCTGGGACGTGGATACATTCTTTGGCGCTTTCTGGGCTGGGGGGCTGATAGCATTCGGGGACGGTACCATGCTGCACACTCTGTTCATTGGGCGCCAGAAGGCGGTGCGAGGCCAATGAGGAAGTCGATCGCGGCACTCTGGGCGCTATCACTGCTGGCCGCTGTGGCCCTCCCGATTGCGGCCCAATCCGCTCACCGCGTCTGGACGCAGCAGGTCGTCGTCACGGTCCGCGAGGCCATAGAGGTGGTGTGGCGACTGCCGGACGGCGACTGCGTCGGCGACACCTGCGAGCTCGTACTCTCGCCCGGCGACGTGGCTACGGGCCAGGCCACGATCAGCAACGTGTCGGCCAAAGACAGGATGGTCTCGGTGGCCTGCCACAGCTCGGGCGGGTTCGGCGGCGTCGAGGCCGGGTGGCTGGGCTACGTCTATGATGTGCCGGGCCAATCATCCGTTACGACGGATTTTGTGATCACGGCGACCTACGAGGGCGGCCCCATCACCTACACGCTGACGGCGATGCGCACGATACCCTAGCCGTCATGCTATCGGCGTTCGGCTATAGAGACTGTCTATCGGGAAGGGTGGTCTATATAGCCCAACGTGCCCTACAGTCGCCACTCCACACGCACGATCTCGCCGCCGGGGGTGACGACGATGCGCTGGAAGAGGCGGCGAAAGATGGCCCGCAGGCGCTGGGCCTGCTCAGGGGATAGCTCTTCGGGGATCCGCTCGGGGAGATCACTCAACACCCGTTG